CGTTCTTTAAATTCTATTGATTATTTATATTTTTATTTATTTTATCTTTATCATTTTTTTATTTATTTAGTTTATTGTTATTATAAGTCTAGGAGCACGTATGCTGCAGAGAGTGATGACGTAACAAAGCAAGTGATTGACTCTAATGTGTCTAAACCTCCATCGGACGATGCCAATCATGAAGTTATACATAAACAGGAAAGTCATTATGATACTTCTTTGGACTACAAGTCAATTGTAGAAACATTGAACATTTATGATACTTTTCCTAAGTATGATTACATGAAGGACATGGTCAAGATGGATTTTTCAACTATTTTGAGTAAACCGTTTCACGTGGATAGTTTTCAATGGAGAACTTCGGATGTAGCGGGATATATGCGACGCTTTAAAGCACCTTATGATTTCCTAACCAGTGCCCTTGCTAAGATTCCTTTTAAATCAGCAACTTACTGGCGTGGTAACATATGTGTTATTGTTAGCGTCTCAGGTACCCCGATGCATCAAGGAACGTTGGTTGTCTCTGCCTTACCTCACCACGCTTTTAACGCAAGCGTGACAGATAAGGCATGGGTCAATTCACATTTCGCATCCCCACATTTGTTATTGTCACCAAACAATGCAACAACATCGTGTTTAGAATTCCCTTTCTATTACCCTGTACATTATATGAAAACCCTGCTAGATCCGTATTCAACAACTACAACTACCGATTCCACATATATTAATTCAGGTTATCTTTCTTTTTATATTTTAAACGCTCTTCAAGGTGGTTCTACTTCTTCAACTTCAGTAACAGTTAATATTAGTGTTAGGTTTGATCAATTAGAATTCTATGTACCCAAAGTTATCCCAGCAGCAGGCGCTGTAACGAATTTTCAAGCTGAAAGTAGTAGTATTGTATCTGGTTACATTGATGGGTTTTTCAATGGACTAAGGTCAATGTCGAGTGATTTGTTGGACCAATGTAGAGCCTTAGTACGTCAGTACACTGGACTACATAATCCTAATTTACCCGTAATTGAACAGTCAATTAAAACCAATCAAGTAAACTATCATAATATCGTAGAGGGTCCAACGTTCATTGAACGAATGGAACCTTTTGTTAATTTTGATAGAATACACGAACACCCGTACTTTAATACGAAGGTAGATGAAATGTTTATGCCCTTTCTTCTATCTAAACCTCAGTGGATAAATACATTTACAGTGCGTGCAACTGATACTCTCGGTACACTATTAGCTTCAATTCCCATTTCTCCTTTTCAAATTATTAATAAAAGCAGAGACTTAATGAGTATTCAAAATTTGTGTTATTTGAATAGTCGGTACTGGAGAGGAAACATTGTTTTCTATCTTCATTCATCGATGAGCAATATGCATTTTTTGAAGACTCTTTGTGTCAAGCAATATACTCAGCCTCCAAATGGAACCACCCCTTTGTTCAGCGACGTTTTAAACTTGCCATCCGAGTCTATTGAATTTAGTAGCGGAGGTCAAATTGCCAAAATAGTTATTCCATATTATCAAGACAAAGCCCAAGTTTATTGTACAACAAATTCAACAGTTAACGCTCTTCTTACAGGAAAATTTAATATTTACTTGCAACAACCCTTAGTAAACTCCGGTACCACTGCTGACAATGTGTCTATTAATGTATTTTATTCTTTGGAAGATTTTACATTTTATGGACATAATGTCAACAATGTTGTCGGGTTTTTAACACCAGCCGATACCACTGATATAGTAACACAAACTTTACCAATCCCCGCCCCACCTCTGAATAGTGTCCAACCAACTATTATGAAAGCAGAATCTTCATTTACTCCATACAATGTGAATAACCAACAATTGTTGGAAACAGTAGATGTTCATACGGCTGATTTATCGCCACATGATATGAGACCTATTGTTTCTATACGAGATTACCTTAGGCGTTATACCCTAGGTGATCTTACAACAACAACTTTAGCCGGTGGCTCGCTTAGAGGTTTAGTAAGATCAACTCTTGGTCCATTATCCACTATGTTTGCCGGTTTCTTAGGTGGACTTAAAGTTAAGATTGAACTTCCTGCTTCAAGCACGATAGAACGATTTTACTACTTACCACCAAATGAAGCTTTGACATCTACTGGTAAATTAACCTGGGGTTCGACAGCACTTCCTTTTAAGTCTGTTGCCACGGCACAATCACGCATTGTAGGAAATATGAAAGTTTTTGAATTTGTAATAATTCCACAAACACCTTTCAAGTTTCTCGATTATACGGGACAAACATCATTGCCAGGAGATTTCTTAGGAAGTCTCTATGCTGTTTCAGCTACAAATCAAATTGTAGCTTTACCAGCAATAACACCAATTTTCCTCGGCATAACTGACGAGGCAAGATTTGGCTTTCAATGTATTGTTCCGCCTATCGATTCAACTACTTCAACATTCGCGGACGAGCTCGCTAAAGACGACGCCGTTCAAAACAACCTTTATTTTTTTAAATCTTAGTTTAATTAATATTAATATCTTAAAAATTCTCGTTGCCACTTTTTTTATTACACCCCTAGCAGGGTCATTATAGACATGCTAGGGACTATAATTAC